AGATCATCGATCTCCACCTCAAGATCAAGAAGAATCGTGATGAGCTTGAAAGATCTATTGCCGAGCGCGATGAGCTCAGGGCGAAGATCGAGAAGACCGAGGGCGTGCTCGCAACAGTTGACATCGCTGCTCTCAAAGCAGATATCGAGCGTACTGAGAGAATTTCGACCAAGATAAATGACGCGCAGACGAAGCTTAAGCTCGAGAGTGAGACTCTCCAACGCCTGGAGAGGTCTGTCACGAAACTCTCCGATGTTCCATGCGGCGACAAGTTCCCAACTTGCAAGTACATCAAGGACTCTCACGCTGATCGTCTTCTGATCCCGAAGCATCGAGCTTCCCTAGACGAGATTACAGCGTTAATCGATGAGCTGAAGCAGAGCTTTGATCCAAGCAGTTTGAACGAGATGAAATCACGTTACGAGAAGTTTGTCTCGATCGAATCGAAACTCCCTGCAGCTCGAACCTCGCTCACTGCTCACGAGGGTAAGGCGAAGAGTTTGGAGTCTCTCGGAGAGTCTCTTGAGAAAGAATTTCAGAGAGTGAACAAATTGTTACAGGAGATTCGTGCAGCAATCTCAGTCTCCGCGCTCGAGGAGGTCAAGAAGATGCAGCTCGAGGTTGACGAGCAGGAGCGGAAGTCTCAGGAGATTTCGAAGAAGATCCTAAAGGACAACCAGTGGATCGGAGCGATCGGAGCTGAGATCTCCCGGCTCAAGCAGGATATCGAGAGAATCGATAAGCTTCAGGCTGACTGGAAGGTTTTTGAGACGATACTCGCTGCAACTGGTAAGGATGGCATTCCGCTGCAGATTATCGCGTCTCAGCTCCCCAGGATCAACAACGAGATTGCCAAGGTCCTGACCGGCGTTGCAAACTTCAATGTTGAGCTGCTCGCGAACGAGGAGGATGGAGACCTCGAGATCTTTATCGACTATGGGGATTCCAAGCGTCCCATCGAGCTCTCATCCGGTATGGAGAAGATGATCTCGTCCCTGGCGATCAGGACAGCTCTGATCGAAGTGTCTGCGATCCCAAAGCCCGACCTTTTCATTATTGATGAGGGGTTCGGAGCTCTGGACGATACCAATCTGGAATCGTGTGCCCGCCTCCTCACTTCACTCAAGCGTAACTTTAAGAACATGCTTGTGATCTCGCACGTTGACAGCATCAAGGATATTGTTGATAATGTCATCGAGATCTCTCATGATGGGATCGATGCGAATGTGAGGTACTGATGAGAAATGAAGTGAAAGAGAAGAACGGGTACAGGATCGTCAAGCGAGGCGATATCAAGGTGAATCCATCACCCATCGATTGCCCACTTTGTCGAAGCGTCGCGATAGATGAACTTGACACGATTTCTATCATGAGGACGGGCTGCTGCTTTGACTGTGAAAATGAAGTCGCTGATCCCAACAGGTCAAGGTGGATGGAGGGCTGGAGACCAGGACCAGAGAGCCTTAATGAGATCATATCTAAGAGACTCTCATCGCCTCACTCGAGAAGGCATATTTAAGTTGGGAGAGATATAAGACATGCACTTATCAACACAAGAACTCAACGCGTTGGGGCATATAACCCAGAAGGGATGGGGCGTTTCGTCCATGCCGAACTCTGTTACATGCTCCACCAACGGTGAGACCATAACTTTTAAGTTTCTCACGGTAGTTCACTTTGCCGCTGATCAAGCTCTTCGTGCGCAGGTCGACAGGATCAAGTACGAATCGATCGACATTATCACAAAGTGTGTTGCGGACACAAAGGCGAAGTTTAAGGAAGCGACTGGAAAGACTTTGAAGCTTAAAGAGGCTTCGAACACCGACTCTATCGAAGTTATCGCAGCTACGAATCTATCACCGCGCCGCGTTGCCTATTACAGGAGACAGGTCACGCTTCAGGTGATGTGACATGGCTGTGCTCTCGAAAGAAAAGCAGATCGCCGAGATTGTCGCTTGTGGTAAGAATTCATCGTACTTCATCAACAAGTACGTGAAAATTCAGCACCCAACCCGAGGCCTTGTGGGATTTGACACGTACAAATTCCAAGATGACTGCTTGACTCAATTCGAGGAGCACAGGTTCAACGTCATTCTCAAATCGAGACAGCTAGGAATCTCGACTCTCGCAGCCGCTTACGCTCTCTGGCTCGCGCTCTTTTACAAAGACAAGGCAATTCTAATCATTGCCACGAAGCTTGCTGTCGCTCAGAACTTCATCAAGAAGGTGAAGGTCATGCTTCAGAATCTTCCGTCTTGGTTGATTATGCCGACAGTGAAGTCGGACACGAAGCAAGTCGTCGAATTCAGCAACGGATCGTCCGTTAAAGCGATTCCAACGTCGGACGACGCAGGTCGATCAGAAGCTCTTACTCTCCTTATCGTTGACGAAGCTGCATTCATTGGAAACTTCGATGAGCTCTGGACCGGTCTGTATCCGACCCTGTCAACAGGTGGTCGTGCTATCGTTCTCTCCACTCCTAACGGTGTCGGCGGCCAGTATCACAAGCTCTACGTTGAGGGAGAGGCCGGTCTAAACGAGTTCAACGCGATTAAGCTTCCCTGGGACGTCCATCCAGAGCGTGATCAAGTATGGTTCGACAACGAGTCGAAGAATATGACCCGCAAGCAGGTTGCGCAGGAGCTTCTTTGCGACTTCGCAGCCTCAGGTGATACGTTTCTCAATGCGAACGATCTGGAGTACATCATCTCGCATACGCAAACTCCCATCGAAAGATGGGGTCCAGAGATGGGAGTGTGGGTCTGGCGTTACTTCCTGCCGGATCACAAGTACATTGTCTCTGCGGACGTCGCTCGAGGAGACGGAGCAGACTACTCAAGCTTTCACGTCATCGACACAACGGCAGGCGAGCAGGTTTGCGAGTTCAAGGGCAAGGTTCCACCAGACCAATTTGCCGTTGTTCTTAACGAGGTGGGTCTGAGATACGGAAAAGCCCTTGTCTGCCCAGAGAATAACAGCTACGGTTACGCCGTCTGCATGAAGCTCAAAGAGCTTGGGTATCCAAACTTGTACTACAAGGACAAGAAGTACATGTACATGGGAGCCACGGCTGGCTCTGAGGACATCGCCAACATCGGATTCACGACCGGTCCTTCCAATAGAACAAAGATTCTCACAAAGCTCGAAGAGGTTATTCGAAACAAGCAGATCAGGATCAGATCCACGCGGATGTCTGAGGAGCTCAAGACATTCACTTGGATCGGGCAGACTGCAAAAGCGATGAAAGGATACAACGATGATCTCGTGATGGCTCTCGCGATCGGGATATGGCTTTACGACACCAACATCGATTACTCTAAGCAAAGTCAGGAAATGACTCGAGCGATGCTTTCAGCGTTTGCGGTCAACAAACGCGACCATGACGAGCAGCCGTTTGTTCCTCACGCAAGAAACACCATGTCTCCGATCATGATGGACGCAGCCCCGAAGAGCGCGGTTGGAAATGCCAACCCTTACGCTCATTTTGGGTGGCTCATCAGGGGCTAATTTAAGTTCGCGAATTATCTAATAGAATTGAGAGCAAGATGGCAGAAAAAACAAACAGAGATCTATTCCAAAGACTGACCCAACTTTTTAGGTCGGGCCCCGTAATCAGACGGAAGGTGAAGAACTATTCAGAACCCACAGCTTCGTCCGCTTACGAGATGTTCAGGAAGAATCAATCTGACATCTACTCAAGCACGGTAGCTGCGTATGGTGCTTTCGATCGTATGTCGCGCTACTCTGACTTCTCGGAAATGGAGGCTACTCCTGAGATCGCTTCCGCTCTCGACATTTACGCGGAAGAGACTGTCTCACAGGACGAGAAGAGCCAGGTTCTTCACGTGCATTCGGAGAACAGACGCGTTAAGGAGCTACTGGACACGCTACTCTCCGATACTCTGAACATTGAGTTTAACCTTCCGATGTGGACCCGAAATCTCTGTAAGTACGGAGACTTCTTCCTCTTCAACGATGTTCATCCAGGTTACGGGATCATCAACGCTTATCCTATCCCTATCTCCGAGATGGAGCGAGAGGAAGGGTATGACCCTAAGGACCCG